GATGGCACCTTTACGCTGTTTGTCCCGTCCTCAGAGGTTGTCCCTGGGCGTCTCGCTTTGCTGCTGGCTGCGCGATGCGACAGCACATCTTGTGGGGAGCAGTCCCAGTCGGCACAAGATATGGGTATGGGCATCTAAAGAAAGGACGGTCGAGGATTGCTTCGGGCACCACAGGACGCTAATATGGACGTGCGTCGGGTGAGCGATTTCTATCCAATCCCGTCGGATCTTTAGGGGCTGCCAACCCCACCGACGCTTTAACCTTACACTCGCAAGTGAGGTTGCACAATAGTTTCGGGCCAGGTGGAGTCTCCTCATCTCCCCTGCTACTCCTTTACGGCTTCCGCCGACTGGCCCTTTTTCATGTTCCCGTTCCCGTTCCCTTAGTAGGGGGAATAGGGAATCCCCCCCCCCTTATAACTAAATATTCTTTCTCCTCTTTCCAACGCTGACCTATCATTTGTGGTCCAAGCATTCGTGTTTGAGGAGGAACAATGCAGCTAAGACCACATCAAGAGAAAGCGGTGGAAATGCTTCGCGACTCTCTGAGAAGGGGAAAGACCAGGCCGATCCTTGCGGCCCCATGCTCATTCGGCAAGACCATCACCGCGGCTTACCTGCTTTCTGAGGCAGCCAAGAAGGGCAAGCGCGGCATCTTTATTTGTGATCGGGTGAAGCTGGTCCAACAGGCGCTGGCGGCCTTCGACGCTGAAGGGCTTGATGTCGGGGTGATGCAGGGATCTCACGAGAGAACCAACTACCGCGCCCCGATACAGATCGCCTCGATCCAAACTATAGCTAGACGGAAGCACCTGCCCGAGTTCGACTTCGCCATCGTCGATGAGGCGCACGTTCACTACAAGGCCACGCAATATGCAATGGAGCGCTACACCGCAGTGCCGTTTATCGGCCTTACGGCTACCCCCTACTCAAAGGGGCTGGGCCTGGCCTACAACGACCTGGTCTGCCCGATCACGCCGACGGAGCTGCTCGAAGGCAACTTTTTGACCCCAGTGAAATATTATGGGGGCGCCTCGGTCGATGTCTCCCAGATCAAGGGGCGGCAACTGAAGACGGGTGGGACCGATTACGACCCCATCGCGTTAGGGAAGGCCACGGAAGACGATCAGACCCTGGTAGGCGACATCATCCAGAACTGGCTCAAGCACGCCAACGGGCGGCAGACCATTGCGTTCTCGCCCTCGATCAAGCACTCCCGTGACATGGTGGACAAGTTCAACGAGGCAGGCATCCCGGCGGTCCACATCGACGGCTACATGGATGACGAGGAGCGCCAGGTTATCTACCGCGCCCACGACGAGGGGGAGTTTTTGATCCTCTCCTGCTCACGTCTCCTGAACGTCGGATACGACGCGCCGAAGGTGTCATGCCTGATTGACTGCTTCCCCACAAAGTCCATCATCGCCTACGTCCAACGTGCTGGGCGCATCATGCGGACGGCGGAGGGCAAGGAGGACGCGATCTACCTCGACCATGCGGGGAACGTCGCACGGCACGGGTTCGCGGAGGACATCGAGCCTGAGTCACTGGACACGAAGGCAAAGGGCTTCTCCGAGAAGAATCAGGTCAAGGAGAAGAAGGAGAAAAAGGTCCACGATTGCCCCCAGTGCCACCGCAAGTTCACCGGCATGCGCTGCGCCTGCGGCTACACCCATCCAATCAAGGAGCGCCTGGAGACCGATGGCAGCGTCCTTAAGCGCCTCGAGCGGACGAAGCGAGTACAGCTATCCCGCGGCGACTGGTACGGGCAGCTCGCGCTCTACGGCAAATATCAGGGCTACAAGAGCGGCTGGGCCTCTCACCTCTATCGGCAGAAGTTCGGCTGCTGGCCTGACCGCATCACGCCTATTAGGGCAAACGACATCAGCCCGGAGGTGATGGGCTTCATCCAACATCAGCAGATTAGGAGCCGCTATGCTCGCGGAAGAGCTTAAGCTTATGTTAGCGAAGGGGTTTTCCCTTCAATACCGGCAGCCCTCAGTGTCGAGCTATCAGAGCAAGACGCTGTACGAGTCACCGATACCACGGGCTAGGACTTTCCCACAGTACGACACAATGAGCCAAGACCTCTGGGGAGGGGGTAGAGATGCAGAACTCGGAGCGTGGAGCACGGAAGAAGCGTCAGCTTGAGCAGTGGGAGGAGGAGATGCTGACGGAGCGACAGGCCGCGGCACTCCTCCGAGTGTTCGCACAGATCAACGAATGGGAGCACCTGAAGGGAGTGGAGAAGACCGCGTTCCGACAAGGTGTGAAGAAGATTGCCAAGGCATGGAGTAATCGGAAAGATGGTTGAAGAGCTGCTGGACAAGCTGGATAAGGTGAGATCCACGGGCAGGGACAAGTGGACCGCGTGCTGCCCTGTCCACGGGGACAAGCGCCCCTCGATGAGCATTGCTGAGAAGGATGGCCGCGTCCTGTGCCATTGCTTCTCCTGTGGAGCGAACGGCCTGGACGTGGTCGAGGCGCTGGGGCTGCCGAAGAGCGTGCTGTTTGAGAAGGAGCTGCCGCGGGGCCACATCCCCAAGAAGTTTAAGGAAGAGGTGGAGCGGGATCGGTTCGTTGTTATAATGGCCGAAGAGGACAAGAAACGAGGTAAGCAGTTGAGTTATAAGGACTTTAAGCGCTTGCGCGAAGCCAAGAGTCGCATCGAGGTATATGAAGAGCGCTTGTTAGAACAAAACAATATAAACAAAAGCATGACACCGTTGCAGGGATAGCCCATTATTCGGGTGTGGCAAGGGGCCACGGATGAGGAGATGTGACATGGCTTATAAAGATTCTTGTTACCGCTGCAACGGGACCGGGAACTTCCGTTGGTTCTCCATGGGCCAGGTCGCAGAGGGCACCTGCTTCGCCTGCATGGGCCGCGGGCATAAGGTCTTCAAAACCAGCCCCGAGGAGCGTGCCAAGAATCGCGCCAAGGCCCAGGCCAAACGCGACGCCAAGCTCGCTGCCTCCAACGCCGAGCGCGAGGCCCGCGCCATTGAGGCCGCTAACCGCGGCAACTACACTCTCTATCTTTACACCCTGGCGCAAGCCTCACGAGAGGCCCTCGAGCCCCCGAAGGCGCCGGTGCCCGCTGGCCGCGTCGAGGTGACCGGCACCGTTATCTCCACCCGCGAGGAGTGGAGTCAGTACGGCACCCAGTTCAAGGCCCTGGTCGAGGACGACCGCGGCTTCCGCCTCTGGGGCAACCTGCCCTCCGCGATCTACCGCGCCGAGAAAGGCGACCGTGTGACCTTCGTCGCTGCCCTCACCGCATCGTCTGATGACGAATATTTTGGTTTTTGGAAGCGGCCCACCAAGGCCGATTTTATTGAAGTCCAGGAGGCGGCTTAGGCCGCCCAAGGGGAGATAACCATGCCTGACGCAATGATGACCTACGATGAGTTTGTTGTTCACAACAATCACATCGACCACCTCGCCACGCTGTGGCTCAAGGACCGCATCAAGTTCCGCGAGATCGACGAGCTGTGGTGCGCAATCGGTGACGGCTTCCCTGAGGTGCTGTGGGATGTCGGCGCCAGCCAGGAGCCCTTTGAGGAGGCTCTTGAGCGTGAGCTTATCGCCCGGCACTGGTGCGATATTTTTGACTATATTGAGGCCATCGCTCAGAAGGATCGCGAGAACGGGACGTATACGATATGAACCATGCGATCTGGATTGTGGCCATCCTCCTCGTGGGGATGGTCGTGGCCTGCGACGACAGCTACCAGCAGGCGGTTGACGACGCTGAGTTCTACAATGATATGGTCTGCCAGGGGCATTGGCCCGACTATGAACAGCGAGAGCCTGACTGCGGAGCATGGAATGGTAGAGATTCTCGGGATTGAGTGGGACGACGAGCGAGAGGCAATCGCCATCGCGATGAAAGGTGAGCCCACGGAGGAGGAGGCTAAGATGATCAACGCCCTCATGTACGCCTTCGCTGACTTCCTAGGCGACCAGATGGAGTTCGCCGGGCAGCAGGTGAGGGAGTGGCTGGAGGAGAACGGGGGGAGCATCCATTGAGGTTCAACGCATCCGATTTCAACTACCTGCTTGGCAAGCAGGACGGCTATGGGCAGCAGCCCTACAACGTCTATGTTGGCGGGGCATACGAAAAGGGTTACAAAGAGGGGCAGCGCCTTTATAACGAACAGCAGCAACGTTGTTCCAAAAAGTAATATGCCATAAGATGGCGGGGCTCCCCGGCGGTGGTTCCCGCCCGTTGCCCCGTCGGAGGAGCATCAGATGTTAGTGTGGATCTTTGAACGGCAACACTTCGAGGTCTGGCCCGAAGGGCGGCGTCCCCAGAAGCCGAAGGTGGTTGCGTTGAGAGAGATATCGCGCGTATGCCAAAGCGAATCGATTGGACCCCAAAGCAGCAAGACGAATTCCTTGAACTGATAGCTACCGGATCGAGCATGGGCCAGGCCTGTGCCGCGTTCGATGTGGCGCCCGCAACTGTCTACCGCATGGCGATCCGAGACGCTGAGTTCCAGGCCAAGCTCACCCGAGCACGGATGGACCAGCAGGACGCGGAGATGGACAAGATCATCGACATGGCTGACGAGGCCAGCACGGATGATTGGCAGGTGGTCAAGCTCCGCATCTGGGCACGGCAATGGCGAGCAGCCAAGCTAGCCCCCAAGAAGTATGGGGAGCGGAAGGTGATCGCGGGCGATGAAGAAGCCCCGTTGACGGTGCAGAGGATCGAGCGTGTCGTCGTTGGCGATTGACACCACGCTACGCATCGAGACCCCGCGCTGGGCTGTCCCCCTCTTTGAGCCTGCACGATACAAGGCCGCGCACGGTGGCCGGGGCTCTGGGAAGTCTCACTTCTTTGCCGAGATGCTCATCGAGGAGCACATCATGGACCCCAACCGGCGCACGGTCTGCGTTCGGGAGGTCCAGAAAAGCCTGGCTCAGTCTGTCAAACGTCTGTTAGAGGACAAGATCAAGAAGCTCGGCGTGGAGTCCGCGTTCATCGTCCAAGAGTCGATGATCAAGAGCGCCCACGGCAGCGGCATCATCATCTTCCAGGGGATGCAGAACCACACCAGCGACTCGATCAAGTCCCTTGAGGGCTATGATTGCGCTTGGGTTGAGGAGGCTCAGAGCCTCTCACAGCGCTCCCTGGACCTGCTCCGTCCTACAATCCGTAAGGAAGGTAGCCAACTGTGGTTCACATGGAACCCCTCCGCGGCGACTGACCCCGTTGACGCGCTCCTGAGGGGTGACAAGCCTCCCCCGGATGCGACGGTGGTCGAGGTCAACTATCAGGACAACCCGTGGTTCCCTGACGTCCTGAAGGCGGAGATGGAGTACGACCGGGGCCGCGATTACGAGAAATACGAGCATGTCTGGCTCGGTAAATACCTCCAGAACTCGGACACCCGCGTATTCAAAAACTGGTGCGTGGAAGACTTTGAGACCCCGGCAGATGCCACCCTGCGCTTCGGTGCTGACTGGGGCTTTGCCTCGGACCCGACGGTGCTCATCCGGTGCTTCATCAAGGGCAGGACGCTGTACGTCGATCATGAGGCCTACATGGTGGGCTGCGAGATCGTGAACACGCCCGAGCTGTTCTTCCAGATCCCCGAGGCTGAGCGGTGGCCTATCGTTGCTGACAGCGCGCGCCCGGAGACGATAAGCTATATGCGGTCGCACGGCTTCCCTAAGATCATGGCTGCCGTGAAGGGTCCGAAGAGCCTGGAAGAGGGGGTTGAGTGGCTCAAGAGCTTCGACATCGTGGTCCACCCGCGTTGCCAGCACACCATCGACGAGCTGACGCTTTACTCATACAAAAAGGACGCGCTAACAGACGCTGTGCTGCCCGTCCTAGAGGACAAAGACAACCACCTGATCGATGCCCTGCGTTACGCTTGCGAGAGCGTGAGGCGGACCCAGAAGGCGTCGAAGCCTACCCATGTTGAGCCGTTGCCCACCATCAACCGATGGTAGATAATGGCTTGACTTCTATAGTGGGGCCTGATCAATGGCACGAATGACGAAAGACCAGCGCTTAGCGGACGTCCACTCCGACGCCCTCCGGGAGTTTGACGAGGCGCAATCCGCTATCCGGGACGAGCGCCTTCAGTGCCTTCAAGATCGGCGCTTCTACAGCATCGCTGGGGCGCAATGGGAAGGGCCGCTCGAGGAGCAGTTCGAGAACAAGCCCCGCTTTGAGGTGAACAAGATCCACCTCTCCGTCATTCGTATCATCAATGAGTATCGGAACAACCGGATCTCTGTGGACTACCTGCCGCGGGAACCGGAGTACGACGGGCTGGCGGACACCCTCGATGGTTTATTCCGGGCTGACGAGCACGATTCCTGCGCCGATGAGGCCTACGACAATGCCTTCGAGGAGGCTGTGGGCGGTGGCTTTGGCGCCTTCCGCCTTCGTACTGAGTACGAGGACGAGGAGGACGAGGACAACGAACACCAGCGTATCCGCATTGAGCCCATCTTCGACGCGGACTCAAGTGTCTTCTTCGACCTGAACTCCCGCCGCCAGGACAAGGCAGACGCCAAGTTCTGCTTCGTCATTTACAGCATGACCCGCGAGTCCTACATCGCTGAGTTTGATGACGACCCCTCCGACTGGCCCAAGGAAATCACCCAGGTTGAGTTCGACTGGTGTACCCCGGACGTCGTTTATATCGCTGAATACTACAAGGTCGAGGATGTCACGGAGACGATCCGCATCTTTGAGGCCATTGATGGGACGGAGGAGAAGTATCGGAAGTCCGACTTCGACGCCGACCCCGAGCTAGAGGACAAGCTGGCAGCCATTGGCTCCATCGAGGTCCGCCAGCGCCGCGTTAAGCGCCGCAAAGTCCACAAGTACCTCATGTCTGGTGGGAGGGTTCTCGAGGATCTAGGCTACATCGCTGGCAAGTGCATCCCGATCATCCCCGTCTACGGCAAGCGCTGGGTGGTGGACAACGTCGAGCGGTGCATGGGCCACGTTCGTTTGGCTAAGGACGCGCAGCGCCTCAAGAATATGCAGCTCTCCAAGCTGGCGGAGGTTTCCGCGTTAGGATCTGTCGAGAAGCCCATCCTCCTACCTGAGCAGGTAGCAGGGCACCAGATGATGTGGGCCGAGGACAACATCAAGGACTACCCCTATCTCCTCGTGAATCCCATCACGGGGCCGAATGGTGAGACGCAAGCCGCTGGGCCAGTGGCCTATACCCGTAGCGCGCAGATCCCCCCGGCTCTGGCTGGCCTCTTACAGGTCACAGAGGCCGACATGAACGACATCCTGGGGTCTCAAGGTGAGGCCGACAAGATGGTCTCCGGGATGTCTGGGAAGGCTGTAGAGCTGATCCAGGAGCGCATCGATAAGCAGGCCTTCATCTACATGAGCAACTTCGCCAAGGCCATGCAGCGCTGCGGTGAGGTCTGGCTGTCGATGGCCCAAGAGGTCTACACGGAAGAGAAGCGTCGGATGAAGACGCTGACCGAGGAGCTTGAGATCGGCTCGGTTGAATTGATGACCCCGACCCTGAACGAGGTTGGTGAAGTCATCTACGAGAACGATATCAGTGATGCCAAGATGGATATCTTCGTGGACGTAGGCCCGAGCAGCGACTCCAAGCGCGCCTCGACGGTCCGTGCATTGACGGGGATGATGGCGATCACTCAGGACCCCCAGACGATGCAAGTCCTGTCTGCCCTCGCCCTGATGAACATGGAAGGGGAAGGGATGGGTGACGTTCGGAAGTTCTTCCGCAATCAGCTTGTCCAGATGGGTGCGGTTGAGCCCACCGAGGAAGAGCGCGAGCAGATGATGGCCGCGCAGCAGGCAGCACAGCAGCAGCAAGACCCGAATGCTGTGTTCTTGCAAGCGGCGGCAGAAGAGGCCCAGGCGAAGGCTCAGAAGGCCCGAGCTGACGTCATCGAGACCATCGCTGACGCGGAGTACAAGCAGGCCAAGGCCGCTGAGACGTACTCGAAGATCGATAACGAGGCAGAGCGTCTGACCCTTGATTCGACGGAACAGGTAGCGAGGTTAATCCGTGGCCAACCCTCTCGTTAATGCAGCCATCCGCCGCCTAGTACAGGCGGGCTTCCCAGAGGGCACGGCGCGGAAGATCGCAACGGGC